GGATAACTCATTCCAGATATATAACCATTCGGAATAATGTTTATCTATACGTTGGCCACCAATTTCTAATTCCACGGATTTTAATAATTTTTGACCAACATTTGGTACTAATGCTACATTTTCTTTGTTCCAAGTACCATTGACCTCCTCTGGATCAGTATTGGTATTATTATTAGTTATTTTGCCACTGAAGTATAGACGGTGGATTAAATCACCGTTGCGGGTGATTTGATAGGTAACGCGAGATCCAAAAGTATTTCTCCCCGAAGGAGTTTGTTGAATAGCTTCAATAGCAAAGTTAGTATGACGACGATATACTACTTTGAAAAAGGTAATTTGAGGATTACCAGTTAAATAAACATCTTGTGCACCATAAGCTACCAATTGAAGAAGACCACCACCCATTTTTAATTTGCTATATCTTTTATACTATTAGCAAAGAAAAATAATTTAAAGAAAATTTAGTTAGATTAGTTGGAATAAGCAAGGCCACCCATGCCAGATAATATGCGGAGAACGTTGTAATTAACAGCATATATAAATATTGTTCCATTAACTTTTGACGATAATGATAATACTGCAGTATCAATACGAGACATATTAAGAGTACCGCTTGGTTGATGTTCTTCTGGTTTAAGTGCGAAAGAATAAACATTGATACCTTTGTGATTTTCACCAGGTGTATTTTCGTGATGCTGATAAGGTTGTACAATAGAGAAATAATCACCTTTGCGTGTGGCAAAGCGATCATTGCCATTGAGCATTAATTTAGCTTGCATAACTGGGTTATTATTGGATGTATAATCATTAGCACTTATAGTATCAGGTGTTACTGCACCGGATATTGTTGCTTTAAATGGATTAGTATTATCGTCTGCAGGAGCAACATAACAATCGCCAAAGTTGTTCCAGAATGGTAGACCATTATTTTCGGCATCTCTTCTTATGGTCCATATAAGTTCTTTGCATGGATGATTGAAATTCATTCTTAAGCTTTTCATGTTATCAGAACCGCTTGATTGAGTTATAGAATCGGTACCTGTGAATTGAAGTTGTTCAATTAAGTATTCATGGGATAATTGAGCAAAACGTCTGCGTTCATCAGTATCTAAGAATATATAATCTACCCATAAATTTGCATCAACTAATTCAACATCAGAAGAAGAAGAGTATACGGCTGTGTCTGCATTCGCGCCGGTGGAAGCGTCAATATTACCATTTGATGTTGTAATTTCATTTGCGCAAAAATTTGTTTTACCAGTATCAACAAGATTGCCCGCCGATTCATATTCTATATTGATTTTAACTTCGTGATATTGTAAGGCTATTAATGGAAGAGCTAAACCTACATTGCGGCAAAACCAGAATTCTAATGGTACGTATAATTCATAAGAAGTGGCGGCAGCTAATTTAGTACATAAATTACTATCATTAGCACCCACCATAGTATAATAACCATTTCTTTTTCCAAATGGTAAAGATAACTCATTCCATATATATAGCCATTCGGAATAATGTTTATCTATACGTTGGCCACCAATTTCTAATTCCACTGTTTTAAGTAATTTTTGACCCACATGTGGAACTAATGCTACATTTTTAGTAGCACCTGATGCATTTGTATTTTTGATATTAGCGTGGAAATATATACGATGTATTAAATCACCATTACGAGTTATTTGGAAACTCGCACGAGAACCTAATGTGTTGCTACCAGTAGGAGTTTGTTGAATAGCTTCAATCGCAAAATTAGTATGGCGACGATATACTACTTTAAAAAAGGTAATTTGGGGATTACCAGTTAAATAAACATCTTGTGCCCCATAAGCTACTAATTGAAGAAGACCACCACCCATTTATGCTATATTCTTTATACTATTATAGGAGAAAAAAAAGTATTAATATATACACAATATATATTATACTGTATTTTAAATAAATTGATTTAGTTGGAGTAAGCAAGACCACCCATACCGGATAATATGCGAAGAACGTTGTAGTTGACAGCATATACACTTAGAGAAGATGAAACACCGTCAATTAAATCTAATGATAAATTTAATGCTGCAGTATCAATACGAGACATGTTAAGAGTACCGCTTGGTTGATGTTCTTCTGGTTTGAGAGCAAAAGAATATACATTGATACCTTGATTTGATGGTACGTTTTCGTGATGTTGGAAAGGTTGAATTAAATTGAAATAAGACCCAGGTCTTTCACTTGCCATTTAATACTAATTTAGCAGTTTTTATTGGATTTACTGAACCAGTGGCTCCGTTAATATTTTTTATAGCAGTTTCCACTGTAGAACCATTACCAGATTGTGGTGTGGTTGTATAATTAAACCAATTTTGATTAGTTTCAGTTTGAGTACCACTTTCAGCGGTGACAAACCAATATAATTCTTTACATGGATGATTGAAGGATAATTTAGGTTTAGCTTGTGTTCCACTTACAGATTCAGCACCTGTAAATTGAAGTTGTTCAATTAAATATTCATGCGATAATTGAGCAAAACGTCTGCGTTCATCAGTATCTAAGAATATGTAATCAACCCATAAAGTTGCTGAATCTAAAACTGGACCTGTTGTACCATTTAAAGCACATTTAGTTTCAGTTTGAAATAATATGTTAACTTTAACTTCGTGATATTGTAAAGCAATTAATGGAAGAGCTAAGCCTACATTGCGGCAAAACCAGAATTCAAGAGGAATATATAAATTTTGAGAACCCTCGTCACCATTTTTATTTATCATTTTATCATAACCATTTTTTTTACCTACAGGTAATGATAATTCATTCCAGATGTACATCCAGTGAGAATATTGTTTATCTATTTTTTGACCACCAATTTCTAATTCTACATAATCTATTAAACGTAAGCCGAAATAGCCACAACCCGCACTTCCGCCGGCCCCTTGATTTACTGCTAAATACATACGATGTATTAAATCGCCATTACGAGATATTTGGCAAGTTACACGGTTGCCATATCCAGGATTACCATTGAAAGTTTGCTCAATAGATTCAATTGCAAAGTTAGTATGACGACGATATACTACTTTGAAAAAGGTAATTTGAGGATTACCAGTTAAATAAACGTCTTGAGCACCATAAGCCACTAATTGAAGAAGACCACCACCCATATTGCTATATTCTTTATACTATTATAGGAGAAAAAAAAAGATCAAATATTACACAATTTATAAATATTATATTTAAAAAAACAATAAATGTAAATAATAATTTAGTTAGAGTAAGCGAGGCCACCCATACCAGATAATATGCGGAGAACATTGTAGTTTACGGCATATATATTGATACTCGAAACGGTTGATGATGTTGTATCAACCATTAAAGTAGCAGTATCAATACGAGACATATTGAGAGTACCGCTTGGTTGATGATCTTCGGGTTTAAGTGCAAAAGAATAGACGTTGATACCATCATTAGAAGGGACGTTAGTGTGGTGTTGGAATGGTTGTACTAAACTGAAATAATTTCCTTTACGAGTGGCAAAACGATCATTGCCATTTAATTGTAATATAGCTTCAGTGAAAGGATTTCCTCCATCTTTTTCAGCATTCACCCCCGCGGTTTCAGAATAATTGTACCATTCACGATTATCAATTTCATTATGTTTAGCAACCCATACTAATTCCTTGCAAGGATGATTGAAATTTAATTTGATACGATTGCTTCCAGTAGATAAGCTTTCAGAACCTGTAAATTGTAATTGTTCAATTAAATATTCGTGAGATAATTGAGCAAAGCGTCTACGTTCATCAGTATCTAAGAATATGTAATCAACCCATAAAGAAACATTTTTAATATCAACAACTTTACTGATATCAACAGGAGCAATACCACGGTCGTCATTTACAACACATTTGGATTTTTGCTCAAATTCAATTTTAACTTTAACTTCGTGATATTGTAAAGCAATTAAAGGAAGAGCTAATCCTACATTGCGGCAAAACCAGAATTCTAATGGTATATATAAAGTAGTATCAGCTAAAGTCGCACCTTCTTTACCTACCATTTTATCATAAGCATATCTTTTACCTGTGGGTAAAGATAATTCATTCCATATGTACATCCAATCGGAAT